GTACTTCCTTACGGAATAGTCGTTGAACCTTCCTCAGTAATGAGGCTCGGCTGCTGATTGCCCTCGCCATGACACGATAGGGTTTCCCAGACAATTCTCCTAGTTTACTTTTACAGATTACTCTGTAATGGCGCTAGTTAATTAACGCTGTAGCAGCAGAAGCGCGTAAGCTATCTTCTAACCACTCAAAAGTACGTGAGTGTACCTTTTCGCTTTTTATCATAGATTGGAATGGTGTTGCGCTCAATTACGTTCAAGTAGGTTCGTTATTTCCTACTCCGTCCTTTTAAGGACTGCTGTATGTTTCCATACAGATCAGACTATATCTTCATCCTCTGTAGAAGAGGAGCTAGGTGCTTCCACTCACTTGAGTGTACTCCCTTTCGGGATAGTCGTTGAACCTTCCTCTTACGAGGCTCGGCTGCTGATTGTCGGTAGCCACCACAGCTACTACGAGTTCCCAGACAATTCTCCTAGTTACAACTGTAAATTACTTTACAGCGACCCAACTATTTAGGTGATATGTTGGCGATAGTTGCAGATACATCTTCGGCAATACCAGTCATTGAATATGTTACTAAAGTCGTCATAACTTATTGTTTCCTATAGAGTTTTTATTTAAAAGGGGGGTTATCCAACATCCCAGTTAGCCATCAATGCATCTGCAATGTCATCAATGTCATTACCTCCACTTGGACTATTCCGTAGGCGATCCTGCGCTGCTCTCTGCTTGCTGACTCGTTGATCAGTTTTAGAGGGCGGTGCTTTCTTGCTTCGGAGTATCTTGGTGGGTGCTTTAGCTTTCTTCGTTTTGGCTACTTTCTTAGACTTGTCAAACATCATTGCCTTGTGTAAAAGCATAATCACATTAGGATCGGTGTATGTATTGACAGCTTCAGCAGGCAAGCCGCTACTTATGGCGTGTTCTCGAATGTCATTGTATAAATCAGTATTCCATTCGGGTAACTTTTCTTTGAGAACTTCAATGCAGTGTTTGGCACTTTCTTGCTGTTGTACGGCCTGTTTCTGCTGTAGTTCACCATAGAAACCATTCGCTTCCTCTTGGAGGAACTTAAGATCGCTTTCTGCTGCTTTTGCTTCAGCACGTAAAGCCGCAAAGTCATCGGGGTTCATTTGCCGCGAGGCGACTAACATATCGACTTCTTCATAGGGCTTGTAACGGTCTTGGGCGCGAGTCAGCATAGCTTGTAGTGACGCATCTGCACGTTGCAGGGCTTCATTAGCTTCTTTTTTCTGGTTTGCTGTTTCTTGAGACTTACGAGTGAGGGATGCTTCTTGGCCGTAGAGCCGCTTGAGTTCCTTCAAAGATGCCTGCTTGGTTTCTCCGTCAACTGTGAGTTCGACAATAGTGTCATCGGATAGATCAACTTCTTCTACCTCCTCCTCAGTCTCCTCAGATTCCTCGTCTACAGGGTCTTCGTCAGATTCAACGTCTTCTTCGGTTTCTTCATCATCCTCAATTTCACCAGAGTCTTCTACTTGAGTCTCGTCAGTAGTTTCCTCTGTTGCCTCTAGATTACCTTCTATAGATGGCTGATCTTCTTCTTCAGCGTCTTTCCAGTTGTCTAAAATGGCATCTGCCGCCCCATCTAAATCAAGGGCGGTAGTACCTGAGTCAAAAGTGTCTTGCACGTTATCGTTAGACATAGTGCTTACTCCTCTTCAGTTGTTACTTCAGTTTCTGAATTTTTAGCTTCAATCTGCTCACGCACTGAGACTTGTTGTCGCAAAGTGCTAATGATTTCGACTAATGCTCTGTATTGGATATGGGCGGCATGGCGCTTGGCTTCTTCATCAGGTTCTGACGATAGAAATACCTGTATTACAGCATCCACCATCGTGTTCATTACTCTGTTGAAAGCCTCCGCAGACAACAAGGTTTCTGCGTCTGTTCCAAGGGCTATTAGTTGCTCTTCGTTCATATTTTATGCTCTCCTTAAGGGCATGGGGTTGGTGAATGGGTTATCCATTCGGGCTTGCGATAGCCGTGATCTCATCTGCCTGTTGAGCAAGCACAAGTTCTGCGGTATCTATTACTTTCTTATGGTTAAGTTGAGCTTCTTTGAGATCAACATTGTCAGACTGAATAGCAAAGTTGTTCTCTGCTTTCATCTTCTCTAGCTCCAACTTCATCTGAGCATTCTGCACATCCATTTTGGCTTTCATCTCGCCTAATGCAGTTTGACGCTCTTGTACTTCTAGCTGTTTCTTCATCATTTCTAGCTGAAGCTCTTGAGCAGGATCAGGTTTCTCCTCTGGTAGTTGGTCTGGGCTAGTCAAGTACTCAGCAACATTCTTAATGCCAGATAGCTCCATTACTTTGGAGATCAACTGAAATTGATTCTGAGGTGTGTACATCTTTTGTAGTGCAGGGTCAGCTTGGAAAGTTTGGTGCATACCAATGTACTTCTGAGCTTCACGATCTTGCTCACCGTAGCCTAGAGAAAGCTCTACCGTTACATCACGCTTGTCAGCCCAATCACTTGGGTTTATCTCAATGTACTCACCCCCGATCTCTACGATCTTCTCTTGGCTTTCATTCTCAATACATAGCTGATAGATAGCTTGGTATAGAGGCTTCAAGAATTGAGTCGCAAAGTTACGCGCAATGATCTTCTGACGCTGTTGGGACATGGTGGCTAACTGCTCAACCATAGCAGCCGAATTTTGCTTGGAGATAGCATCTTTGTTTAAGCCTTGGCTTAGACTGCTGATCCCACTTGTCTCTTCTTTGTCTTCTTGGAGTGTCGCTAGAAGTTGGAAGGTAAAGGGGTTCAAAGGTGCTTGCATCATTGGCGCAATAGCATCAGGACGAGTGACGTTTACTAAGCCACCTACCCTGTTGTCGATCAGTTCTTTAGGATTACTTAGACCACCTTTGAGTACGGTGTATCTAGGGTTATTAGTAACCATCGCGTGATCTAGGATAGACCTAGTAAGTACTGTCCTTGCGTTCTGGGTAGCCACTAGCTTGTCAGCAAAGTTGTTACCGTAAAAGGCGTGAGGAATCGGCAGTGGAACAAACGTAATAAATGGTTTTCTATTAACCTTCTCTTTATCGAGAAGCACATTACCGGCTTTTATTATCTTATAGAGTTCTGCAACTCCCGATCCCTCACAATCCATTTCCATGTAGACTTCGTAGACCATTACTTCTCTTACTTGGTCTTGGTAGCCGTGGGCATTAAATCCCCTGTCGTTACTGATAGAATCATGGCGCGACAGCACTTCTAAGTCTGTTCCCATAGTGACATCACTATGATCACCGATCTTATTTATTAGTTTCTCTGAGTAACCATCTAGGCGTAGTTCAGAGAGAGTCTTTTTAGTCCGATGGGCGCAAAACAATGCACTCTCTACAGACTTTGGCTGTGATTCGATTAAGAACTCTTCTGGCGCAATGTTCTCTATGATTACTTGGCTTGTATCTCTAGTAACCAGAATTTCTCCTGAAAGTAGACCTAGCTCATCTTCCTCATGCTCACCAAGCTCAACATCGTCTTGGGAGAGAATTACGTCTAGCTCATTCTCAGTGATATTCTCAAAGTACTCAGGGGTAGTCTCAGACTGCTCTTGCCAGAAGACTTTAGCGATTCCTGCCCTTGCAATTAAGCCGTCATGGATAACTGAGGACATGATCGAGTACAGGTCGTTTTGGCGGTGAGCTACATAATCTGTGTACTCAGAGCATACAGAAGCCATCTGCACATCTTCTGCACCTTGGGGTGAGAAGTGGACAATCTTGTTGCCACTAGAGAATGTCTCTAGCAGAGCGGCTTTCATCGACTCTACTGCGTCATATACATCTAGAGATACATACTTGGAGTTACCATCGTGAATTGGCTTTGGCTTTGCGCCAGTGTAATACTCCATGACATTGGATCGCTCACGGCTGAGTTCGCTATCGTGGTATCCGACAGATCGTCCAACATTGTCATCTACTAAAGCGACTATCTCTGTGTCAGAGAGTTTCTTGTAGTCTTTTTTCTTTGCCATAATTAAACCATCTCAATATAGAATGAGTCTGTGGATTCAACTGGAGTCCAAGCACCAGTGTGTACATGATTAGCTAAAGCTAGGGACATTACGCAGTCATCAAAACAGCCTGCTTCTGCCTGCATAGCGCCACTTTCTGTGACGATATAGGTAAGCATTTCGCGTAAAGTCACCTTACAATTAAGCTCCAACGTCTCCTCGCGCATAGCGGCTCTGAGTTGATCGATAATCAAGGGTTTTGTTTTAGAAGTTGTAGTGAAACCTAGCTTTGTTGTCTCACGGTCTGTGAGCTTATCCATCTGAGTTTCAGTGTAGAAGTTAGGGTAAGCCATATCTTTACCTAACCTAGTACAGGTCAGGATGCCGTGAGAGTTGTTCTCCACACAGATAAAGGCTTCGTTGTAGTACTCCCCCAAGGCATACAGTATCTCTGCATAATAATCAGGGTGTACATGGCCTCGCCAAGTGGCTACTTGCCGTTTCTTGGAGTCCAAGACCTGTGCTACAGAATAGTCACCGCCTCTAACGCCCATAGCGACATCAGCACCGATAACGTACTGTTCGCCCTCTACGTGTTTACGGTAAGTACTTAATTCACCACGCGCATTGTTAGCCCACTCCCCACCTTCCAGAGCTAGTCGCTCTTTTAGGTCTTGAGTTTTATCTAAAGACTTCACAATTTGATCAGGGTTAAATACAGGCCGTCCAGTAGTCAAAAAGGCTTCATCTGGCTCACTAGGGTACTCTTGTCTAAAGAGATCAATACCGTTCTGGGCAATCTTCCTGCGCCTGAACATTAGCTGCCCATCATCTAGATCATAGAGATCAACTAAGTCTTCCTCGTCAGGAGTCCTCTCAAAGTTCTCAGGGACTGTCTCACGATACTCAATATCAGTAAACCAAGGTATAAACACAGGAACATAGCCGTTACTGCCATCGACAGCACCGCGCCAAAGATCAGCAAAAATACCTGTAGCACCATTAGCGGTAGACTCCACGAAAATCGCAGTGCCAGAATGATTAGGTACGGCCTGAGTAAGACCATTCCAATTATCCAATGCAGTGCTTTTCTGCCAAAAGGCCAACTCTGAAGCGTGTACATGAGTGAGCGTTTCGCCTCGTCCGATAGAATCACCGCCTGCTGTCGCAACCACATAACTGCTATCAAGGACATCAAAGTTCATCTCCCTTCTAGAGCTATATTTAGTGTGTGGCTTTAAGATATCAGGGCAATGCTCATGGAATCTCTTAGTCATATCAAACAGAGCGCGAGTAGAGTCAGCATGGTGTGTGATTACCATTGCCTTACAGGCTTGCTTCTGGCTCACAGAGTAATACAGGTAGCCGCCAGTGTAGGTAGACAAACCTTGCTGTCTTGCCTTCAGAATAATGACTCTGACTTTACCTTCGGTGGCTATCTGGTTTTTTACTGCTGTGTCTAGGATTTGCTGTGCTGAATTTAACTTTAGAGGGGATATCTTGCCTGCTTTTGTCCGTATCTTTAGTGCGGCATTAGAGTAAAAGCTGTAATCAGTCAGCAGCCTCTTGCGTATCTGTGTCAGTTTCTTGTGCATCGGGTTGCTCATCCTCTTGCAATAGTGAAGCAAGGAAATCTTCTGCTCTAGAAATAGAGACATCAGACTTACTTACTGGCTTTGACTTGGTGAAGTCCAGTACTAGACGAGCCGCTGCTAGGCGTTCTCTGGTTTCACCTACAAGGCGCATGACTTCGACAGCCGTAGTTAGGGCTTCTTTTTGGTACTCATCTTCAATGTTGTATTCTTTGCTCATAATTTTGACTACCTTTTCTGCGTCTTTTTTGGCTTGTTCTCGCAAGGGTTCAATCGTTTCTTTACGATAGCCGTCAGGTACTCCCTTCGGTCTTCCTGCGTTTTTGCGTGGCTTTGTTGACCACTCTTTTCTTTTCGCTCTTCCCTCCGGTGTTGACATCAGAGTCTTGAAGTAGCTGTCTTTTCTTGCCATGTTTGGGTTCTTCAGGGGCTTGGGTTCTGCCTTTGCCCTCTTCTTTCTTTCCGTCATCTATGTGATCCTCAAGTATTGACTGAACTAACTTCCGCGTGACTCCACTTGAATTGCAGTACAGTTCAGGAGGCAACTCATAGAGCATCTCTTTAAATACATCAATGCGCTGTGAGGAGGACAGAAGTTTACTAGTTGTTACTTCTTGTATTGCTGTCAGGTATGGCACTAAGTCCATTACTTTGGTATTCATCACATAACTCTCCTTATGTGGGTTAAACAGATAGAATCCCTTGACCTGGGGGGAGTCCTTGGGGAGGTTGTTGTTTCTCCTCCTCTTCTCGCTCCTTTGCCGCCATTCCTGCGACTACAATCGCAAGGATTGTTGCCATTGGGTTAGCATGGAAGCTGACAGGGAATGCCTTTTTTTGGGTTTGGAAATACTGCTGTATTAATCTAGAAGTTTCAGGCGCTACTTCTTTCATTAGCTTGGGGTTCGCCAAATACACCCATATTGGGTCTACAGCTACTTCTGCGGCATCGGTGACGTAGCTAAGATGCTTCTTCCCTCTTTGGCTTATGCCGTTTTTATAATTGCTCATCGCAACTCTTTGCTCTGGTGTAAGGACGCTTTTACTCAAGTCATTACCAGTGTTTTTTAATATTTTGGCAAAGAAACTTCTCTGATAAGAAGAAGACCTTACGTAGTCACTTCCCACGGCAGGGTTACCGGCAAAAGATACTAGAAGTTGGTTCTGGATGTAATTAATCTCTTTTAGTATTTCTTTTTGTTGCTCAGTAGCGCCCTTAGATTGAGCATCCTTAATAACATCATTTAAAACATCTCTAAAGCTACCTTCGAGAATAGGTTTTCTGACGTTACTATCTGGGTGTGCAGAAAGTTTCTTCATCCACTGGGGTTTTTTAGTAAAACCATAGGCATTACTTGTCCCCTCAATAGTGTGGGAAATTTCATGGGCTAAAAAAATCAAC